TAGCATAACCATCATGCTTGGGTTGTCTATAAAAACTCTTGGCATTTGCAGGATCTGAATTAGATACTGCTTCCCATGCTTCTTCAGCAAAGAATGCATTCTTCTCGGAATACCAAACACCAAGATATGATGGAGGAACTGGTTTTACTGCATAGTTTACAGATCTAAGTGTAAATGGCGCTGCAGTTCCAAAACTAATATCTGCTACACCATAATGAGATAGTCCTACAACTGGATCTAAATTAGCATTACCTGGTTGTTGGTAAATAATCGTTACAAATACTGGGTTATTACCAGGATCAGGACTCAATGTACGAGGTCCAGGTGCTGGTGTGTCTCCATTAAGAGAGAACAATACGTTACCGATGTTTTCGCCTGTAGCAAAATTAAACTCATTATAGGCAACTAGACTGGATGCTGATATTGTAATCGGTAAGTTGAAATTTGTCAAGCCTATAGGTCCAATCACACTCGCTCCACCAGGAGTCCTATTTAAAACTTGATTGATTGGAGTAAAAGATGGACTAGTATCAGGACCAGTCCAATTAGTAATAGACCATGTTGGGACAAATCTATCACCAACATTAATACCCATTTTTGTTGATCCTTGACCAGGAAGCAAGGGATTACTAATATCATTACTACCATCAAGAACTAATTCAATAATATCACCATTTTGAACTTGAATGTTACTAATAATACCAGATGATCCACCATTAACACTAATTCTTGGATTTGCTGTAGATGTAGTGTCACCACTCCTCAAAGAAACAGGAACAAATATACCAGGAGTTAGACCAGCAACTAATGCTTTGCCACTAGATGCCGATCCAGATTGAACAGTTGATCTATAATTAACATTACCAGGAATCTGTTCGACGAGATTTTGGAAGACAAAACTATTAGGATTTTCATCAAGACCAGCACCTGTCGTCACTATCCATCCAGAAATACCATTTCCATCACCAATAGTTACACTAAAATTCTTTGGCGAGAACTCACTTCCAGAACTAGTTCCTCTTAATTGAACATATTGACCATTCTGAACTGTTTTATTATTGCCCCATGTACCAATAATATTAGATAAAACTTCAAAACCATCAGCATTTGTAAATGTTGTATTGAAATTAGAGACAGCAATTTCAGCACTATTATCAACAGTCATAAGTGCTTGAGTTGTCAACCCTAAAATCTGAGGTCTGTCGCTATAGACAAGAGCATTCAACTCTTGGTTATTTAAACTACCGAAATTAGGTGCAGGATTTGGAGTGTTGATAGGAATAGCACCTGTGGTGATTTCCCATTCAGCAGAACCAGTACCAACAACAACGTTAACATTTTTGGTATCAGATGGTGCCGAAGAAGCTCTTAGTCTAACTTGAATTCTGTCAAGGTTAGAAATAGTCTGGTTAATTGCTCTTGTCCATGGACCCCAAGCACCATATGAACTAGTTGCTGTGAGGTATTGATTAACACGATAAGCGTAGTCATTAGGATCTAATACGTTAGATGTGACTGATAATGGTGCTTCAGTTCCAGGATCTAAACCAGTAATAGTAATAACTTCTTCACCACTACGAAGAGGATCTGGTTCTCCAGGAGTTAATCCAGTATATGCAACGCCATCATCAGGAAACGCAGTTTGTGCATATGTATACATGACATCACTTTCTGCTTCATCTATATTCTGTAGAAAGAATGGATCTGGAGCAAAATCTTCTAACTTGGTTTCAATAACCCAAGTAATAGTGAGCTCACCAATATCAATAGTTACATTAGTAACTTCCGAGTAACTAGGAGGTGCCTCATACCTAAACTGGATGGACTGACCTTCCTCAACATATAGTGGGGTAGCACTAAACTGATACGCCATGCGAACTTATACTTTATCCCGTATTGTATTTAGGGTGATTGTCTGACATCATTCCAATTTGCTTCAATTAGAGGATCAGCATCGTCAAATTTAACTTTAATTGGTTTGTCCGATCTAATTTCTACAGCAACATCAATATCACCAACAATAATAGGGTCACTCAGTACTGACTCTTGATCAGGTGCCAATACATTATCTGTTGGAACTTGATTTAGACTAGGGTCAATAGTAATAGAGTCAGGTAGTTCATCAATATTGACATCTATAGAGTTCGATACGTTGGTAGTACCACCACCACCAGAAGCAGCTAAAGAAATTTCTACACCAAATACACCTTGTACTGTCCAAGGAATACTTAAATTAACGTTACCTGTAATGGCACTACCACTTTGATCAGATGTTGTTCCAGGTAAACTAATATTTTGTGAAACAGTAATAAAACTTCCAGTAGTAGGATTTCTAACACTATAAACTGCTGTACCATTGACTCCACCTGTTGCATACCTATATGTCACTACAAACCCTACGCTTGCTCCATAATCTATATTAGTTGGAACATTATAACTAATTTGTGGTAATTGATTTACTACAATAGTCACAGAATCACTATCACTACCACCAGGTCCGCTGGCAGATAAAGTATATGTGGTTGTACTAGATGGAGATACAGATTTATTGCTACTAAACAATACAGCACCAATACCTTGATTAATAGTAGCAGGAGTATTAGCAGAACCTGATACTACCCAAGTTAGAGTTGTTGATTGTCCAACAATAATAGGGTTTGAAGATACACCTGTAAATTGAGCAACTACTGGTTGATATACAGTTATAGTTACAGCAGTAGTTCTGCTGGTGATACCATAATAACTCGAAACTAACGTATAAGTTGTACTATTAGTAGGAGATTTTGTTAAAGACCCACTAGACGCAACACTACCAGAACCTGTCAAAGTTTGTGATGTAGAACCACTGACAGACCATGCTAGAGTAGCATTCGCACCCGCAATTATAACATTAGGAGTTATAGTAAGAGTATTAGATGGTGTAGGATATGAACAGGTTCCATTATCAACATCTGCGTTTGGATTATAGTTTGTAGCACGGGAATCTGTACATCCATAAACAAGTGGTGGTGGAACAAATCCAACCCAATCTATAGCAATACCCCAAGGTCCACCACCACTATTATTAGCATTAGCACTAAGAGTATATGTGCCTGGTCCATAATAATTTGTGGTAGTGACTAAACTTTGCGTTCCAAATCCACCCATTCCCATTTCATAATTGCCATTAATATAAATTGCCCCATTATCATCCACATTAGCATAGAATTGTTGTCTGCCATAATTATTAAAAGTGATAGTCCATGAATATGTCCTATTAGGACCAGGAGTACCAGAAGTATCTCTACCACCTACATTGTAGGTGTTCATGAAATTAGACCAATTCGGCTCATAGAATTGAGGACCGCCGTTAGATCTACTAGTAAAATTAAAATCTTGTGTCATTAGTTAGGACGCACGTCGTACCAATTGGAGTTTATTAATGGATCATCGTCATCAAACCTAACTTGTATTGGTTTGTTTGATTTAATTTCAACAGCAACATCAATATCACTTACAACAATGGGGTCACTGAGAACAATATCAAAATCAGGTGCTTCTACATCATCTGATGGTATTTGTTCTAAACTATTTGGTATAGTAATATTATCGGGTAATTCATCAACATTAACATTTATAGTTTCTACTTGATTTGTAACTCCTCCCGCACCATTGGAAGACAAAGAAATATCTATAGCAAATACACCATGTAAACCATATGGAATATTAGCAACAACATTACCTGTTTTCTCTGCACCTGATTCATCCGAACTAGTTCCAGATAAAAATACATTTTGTACTTGAGTTTGGTTCGCACCAGTAGTGGAGTTTCTCATAGTATATGTAATAGTTCCATTGACACCACCACTAGCGTATCTATATGTTACTGGAAATTGTAAAGTATCTCCATAATCTATATTAGTTGGAACATTATAACTAATTTCTGGTAGTTGATATACTGAAATTGTTACACTATCACTATCAGTACCACCAAGACCACTAGCATTAATTGTGTACGTAGTGCTGGTTGATGGCGAAACTGAAGTATTTGATGTTAAAACAACAGCACCAATACCTTGATTAATAGATGCTGTGGTGCCACCAGCACCAGAAACAACCCAACTCAATGTAGAATTTTGTCCAACAATTATTGAGTTAGGAGATGCGGAAATGGTAGCAATTGTTGGTGGATAAACTGTAATGCTAGCATCTGCTGTATCATTACCTGCTAATCCAATTGCAGTCATTGTATAAGTTCTAGAACTACCAGGACTAATTGTAGTTGAACCAGAAACACCAACAGAACCAATACCTTGATTGATACTTCTTGATGTAGAGTCGGCAGTATTCCACGACAATGTAGCAGATTGTCCAGCAATTATAGTATTAGGTGATATAGTAAATGAAGTGATCTCGGCAATTGTGACTGTGAATGATAGCGTCATGCTACCATTACCACTATTGGTTGACTGATTAACAAAACTAACTTTACTGCTGTTGTATCTGGAAGTTCCACCGCCTCCTCCACCGCCGCCATAGTTACAATCAACACCTTGACCGCCGCCACCGCCGCCTGAAGAACCGCCGCCTCCACCGCCGCCGCCTCCGCCGTCTCCACCACCAGGAGAACCGCCGCCGCCACCATTAGATAAACCAACACCACCAGATGAAAACCCACCACCAGTGCCGCCAGTGCCACCAGGACGTTGAGCACCACCACATGAGTAGGATCCACCTCCACCTCCACCACCGCCTCCAGCGGTAACTACAATATTTCCACCCAAATAAAATACAGATGCTGCTCCCCCACCTGCTCCACAACCAGACCATCCACTAGTTCCATCATCACCACCTTTGCCACCTTTGCCACTTCCACCAGCAATATTTCCGCCAGGACCACCAACAGCAGCACCAGTTCCACCAGGACCATTACTACCTCTAGCACCCCATCTACCAGTAAAAGATCTATTGCTATTTGATGTTGGAATAGTAAAATTACCAGATCTACCATTACCTCCACCGCCACCAGGACCACCAGAGTCAAAACCTCCAGTACCTCCTGATCCTGCTGCAATACTTAAAGAAATATTTTGAGCACCACCAGGAATTGTTCCTGATTGGCCCCCAAATGATATGTTGTAACTAACAGGTGATGAACTCATTAAACGTCCCTACTTCTT